CAGAATCCTTAAACCGCTCATTATTTGACCTTTTACACAGTAAAGGGTTCGATCCTACTATGCTAGATACCTCAGGTAAAGAAATTCCTACCCCAGAAGAAGCAGAAGTATTCCAATTCAACTTCATCAAAGACGGAGAAGATTACGGTAAAGTAACTATATCTATTGATGGATTGCATAAATTATGCATATACTTTAGTGATGAAGTAGCTAATAGTGAAAAAGAAGAAAGTCACGGAGAAGATGAATCTTGGTATAAAGTATTAAATCAGTTGAAGCGTTTCGCACAAAAATATCAATTGAGTTTTGAGTTAAAGAATATTGACCATTTGAAACACGATATGGCAAAAAGGGAATATATGAAAAAGCAAGAAAGAATATCTGAAGGTTACTACCCAATGGGTAAAAAGGCAAGTTACAATGATGCTGTGCCAAATGTAAAAATTGTATTACAACACACTCGTCAAATTGAAGAAGGTGAACAACGTTATCGTAATATCGCTAAAATCTTCCTAGAGAATGGTGAAGGTGAAAGATTCTTAGCTCCAACTATCAAGCCAGGTATTGCACGTGTATATGGTCGATTGATTGCTGAAGGTGATAAGCCACACGGTGAACGTTGGAATCACGTTACTAGCTTGGTAGAAGAATATCAAAAAATGGGCGCATTCGTTCGTGCTACACGTAATGGTCAGTTCAATGAATCAGCACAACGATTAGTTAATGAAGGTATCAATCACTATCAAGGTCTACGTGAAACATTAAGTAGAATGACTGGTCATCGTGGTTACAATAGTTATTTTGAAAGTTGGACACCATCATTGATGGAAGATGAAACTGAAGAAAACAACTTAAATGAGTTGTTTGTACAAGAGACATTAGACCCACGTATTGAAAGTGTAATGCCAATATTGAACAAACTACAAAAGAAAGTAGCAGAGATGAAAGAAGTCAATGAGTTAAGTGAGTGGGCTGATAGTTTAACAGAGGCACCTGGTGCTGAAACACTTGGACACAATGTTAGAACAGACGCTAAGAATTTAAAAGCATTTGATTTGGAAGAGGGTGACATGGATGAAGGTGCAGCCGTGGATGCATATATGGCAGGCAAGAGTCCAGCACTTGCACACTTTGCTGACAAATTAGACAAAGAGATAGATGAAGGTTTTGATGATATTGATGATCCAGTAGTAAGTGCAATAACTCGCCGCATCATACGTCAACACCCTGAATTATTAAAGCATGGTCCTGATAAAGTATTGGCTGCTATTGCCGACGTTGCAGATTTTGTAGGTGACGTTGAAGAAATTGGGTCAAGCGATGTAAGTGGTTGGGTAAAACAAGTAGAACGTTCATTGAGTAATATGGATGAAGGTATATTGGACAATGTTAAAAAGGTTGGAAGTAAAGTATTTGATAAATTGGGTGGCGGCAATGAAGAAGACCTAATTACAAAATTACAAAAAGATGCAGGTATAACACCGACAGGTAAGAAGCCTGATTTTGATGTTAAAGCAAAAGAATTAGCAAGAAATAATCCTAGTGACCCAGGTGGCAACTTTATGAAGGGTGGAAAAGATTTGGGTATCTTTAAAGAAGAAGATATGGATGAGGCTAGAGTATTTGGTTATGATATCAAACGAGTACCTGATTTAAAAGTATCATATGATGATGCACAAGAACTTAAAAATCAATTAGGTATGTTACAAAAAGTAATGATGTATGCTACTCCAGATGACATGAGCCCAGAGATACGAAGCCAAGTAAAAAATATATATTTTAAGATTACTAACATATTACAAAGTAATGGTTTACAAGAATCAGATTTAATGAGTACGGATGAAGGAATGTTTGACAAAGTTAAAGATGCAGTTAAAAAAGTTGGTGGTAAAGTATTAGATAAATTAGGTCATGGTAGTGACGAAGAACTATTGAAGAAGATACAAAAAGATGTAGGTGCCCCGGCAGGATCACAACACGGTAAACCTAGTATGGCTAAACCAAATGATGATTCAGATATTGTTGAAGATGATATTGAAGAAAGCGCACTGCAAGCGTCTTTTGGTATTAAGAAGTACGGTAAAAAAGGTATGGATAAACTGCGTGCCGCTGGTCAAAAACATGCTAGTGAAAAAACAATGCAAAACATTCGTGCTGAATACAGCGATAAAGAAAAACCTGTATCAGAAGGTCAAGAAGACCTAGATACTATTAGACGTTTGTTAAAAAAGTAATATGAAAATATCGTCATTGTTAAGAGAAGCACAAAAAGGTCCTACATTATCTTTAGATAAAGATTTGATGCAGAGAGCCATGTTGAGGTTTCCTGGCTATGATAGCCAACAAGCATTGTCCTTATACATAGCTGATAAAGCTGCCAAACAACAAAAAACTGATGATGCACAAAATAACTTAATCAATACCCAACAGAAGGCTATTAAGTCTATTGGGCAAGAGTTACAAGATTATGAAGACCAAGCACAAGAAACTGACCGTGAAGTTGAAAGATTGAAACAACTAAGTGGTGCATTAACTACTGGTAGTGCTGATAGACAACAGAAGGCTAAAGTAAGTGCTGATGAGTTAGAGAAGCTACAAAAAGATTTAGAAGATTTAAAATCTAAGCCTGGTATGGATGCTGAGAAATACAAAGAGATAGAGCAACAGATTACTAGTTTGGCTAATAGTAATGGTGCAGAAGATGCTGATGTTAAGAAGTTACAAAGTCTAGTAAACAATATTCAAAGTAAAGCAAATGTTAATTATGATGCGGTTGCCGCACAACTTGAAAAAACAAAGCAAGATTTGGATAGTAAAGAAATGCGATTTCAAAATTACATTGATAAAACAGATAACTATAAAAAGACTACTAATGTAGAACTACAACAAATAGCTAAAAATTCTGCTGAAGAAATTAAAAAGTATTCTGATATAGTTCAAGGTTATCAAAAACAAATTGACAATTTTGATAGCGAAATAGAACAAGAAAAAAATGCTATTATAGGTATGCGAAAACAGATTGAGCAAGAAGTACTTAATGTAAATGATTTAATTGCCCGCACAAAACGAAAAGCAAGTATCCCTTGGATAGCAGGTAAACGTCCATCCGGCGGTTCCCCGACTACAGCTATTCAACCCGAACTGCAACTAGAAGATACCAAAATTCTTAATAAACAAGGTGTTCTAACAACTCAGGACAATAGTGATTACAATGAATGGAGAGACGACCATATATATGGATTATTTACCATGTTTAAGAGTAAATATGTTTCATTTATTCAACAAAATGGATATTCGGATAAACAGATTCAGGATATGTTAATAAAATATTTACCTAAGTTATATAACTTGGGTGATGATTCTACACCAGTATCACCAAAAGAAGTCGCTAACTGGATGGAAAATGACGTTAAACCTAATTTAGAACAAGAAGTAGTTCAATATGATGTGTTGAGAGGTAAAAATTTATCTGAAACATATTCACGTATGTTGGACAAATTAATCGAACTACCCTATATAAAAGGGTAAAAAAACCGTAGAAAAAAATGTGTTTACCCACAAACGGGATAAATACTATTGACATTGAGAGATAGTACTGCTATACTATCTCTAATGTTAGCTACTTCATAGGGAAGTAGCGAATATTAAAAAACGAGACCATCTCAATTTTATAAGGAAATATTATCATGGCATCATTAGCAGACATTCGTGCTCGTATCGCGGCACAAGACAACAAAACAAACAACAAGAGTTCTAATACTCAATCAGATAACTCTATCTATCCCCATTGGAATATTGACGAAGGCACAACAGCCACAGTTCGTTTCTTGCCCGATGCAAATAGTAGTAATACATTTTTCTGGGTAGAGCGTCAACTGATTAAGTTGCCGTTCAATGGTGTCAAGGGTGATTCAAACATTAAACAAATAGTTGTTCAAGTACCTTGTATTGAAATGTATGGTACAGGTGAGACTTGCCCAATCTTGGCAGAAGTTCGTCCTTGGTACAAAGACGAAACATTGAAAGAAATGGCTAACAAGTATTGGAAGAAACGTAGTTACATCTTCCAAGGTTTTGTTCGTCAGAATCCACTAGGCGACGACAAATTACCAGCAAATCCAATCCGCAGATTTGTTATCAGCTCACAAATTTTTAATGTGATTAAATCTAGTTTGATGGATCCTGAAATGGAAGAATTGCCAACAGATTACTTGCGTGGTGTTGACTTCAACATTAAGAAAACAAGTAAAGGTGGCTACGCAGATTACTCTACTAGTAATTGGGCACGTAAAGAATCACCATTGAATGAGTCAGAACAAGCCGCTATTGAAGCACATGGTTTGTTCAACTTAACAGACTTCTTACCTAAGAAGCCTAATGAAGCAGAGTTACGCATCATTAAAGAAATGTTTGAAGCATCAGTAGATGGTCAACCGTTTGACAATGAGCGTTGGGGTAGTTACTATCGTCCTTGGGGACTAGAAGCACCTGCAGGAGCGACAGCGGATAAACAAACAGCTACTACTGAAACTAGAGCAACCGCAACAGCACCCGTAGCAGAAACTTCAGCACCATGGGAAGATGAACCCGCAACAACAACTGCACCAGTTAGTGTACCGGCATCTGGCACATCAAGTGACAAAGCACAAGATATTCTAGCAATGATTCGTGCTAGACAAAACAAGTCTTAATAGGTGCTAGGGGCTACGGCCCCTTCCAAAGGAGAACTAGATGACACTACCAGATGAACGATACCGTGCCCTAAAACAAAGCAAAAGGTTGTTGGAAGAATTATGCGATCCGGGTAAAACACCCAGAGTGCCTAGTTTAATAAGAGATAAAGCAAGGACTGCATTACGGCATTTTCCACAAGATTATGAGATTGATAATTTAGCAGATAAGTGCCCGGAACTCTTTGATAAAGTATCATATAGTGATAAACTATATAGCAATGGACTACACAAATAAGGAATAATATGAAATACTTAGAAAAATTAAACAAAGTAAATGAATCATTTACTGTTAACCGATATGACAATGGCTTTATGATTGAAGTCGGCGGTCGTAATAATGAAAATGATTGGACAAACTGCAAGATTCTTTGCACTACAGAAGATGAATTATTCGCTGTAATCAAAGAAGCATTGTCAATGGAAGTGGATAGTTAAATGGCAAAACCTTTTGACGTAAGTAAGTTCCGTAAGGATATTACAAAAAGTATTGAAGGTCTGTCAATAGGATTTAACGATCCTACTGATTGGATCTCGACAGGAAATTATGCTCTCAACTACCTCATTAGCGGTGATTTTAATAAAGGCGTACCTCTTGGTAAAGTTACTGTCTTTGCCGGAGAGTCAGGCGCCGGGAAATCGTTCATCTGCTCAGGAAACCTCGTCCGACACGCACAAGAACAAGGAATTTTTGTAGTCTTAGTTGACTCAGAGAATGCCCTTGACGAAGCATGGCTACACGCACTTGGTGTGGATACTGCTGATAATAAACTATTAAAATTAAACATGGCTATGATTGACGAAGTAGGAAAAACTATTTCTATGTTCGTTAAAGATTACAAAACACTACCAGAAACAGATCGTCCTAAGGTATTGTTTGTAATTGACTCTTTGGGCATGTTATTGACTCCGACTGATGTTAATCAGTTTGAAGCAGGTGATATGAAAGGTGACATGGGTCGTAAGCCTAAAGCACTAACAGCACTTGTTCGTAACTGTGTTAATATGTTTGGTTCATTGGGTATTGGCTTAGTTGCTACTAATCACACATATGCTAGTCAAGATATGTTTGATCCAGATGATAAAATCTCAGGCGGCCAAGGTTTCGTTTACGCATCAAGTATCGTTGTTGCTATGAAGAAACTAAAACTTAAAGAAGATGAAGATGGTAATAAGATTAGTGATGTGCGAGGAATTCGTGCGGCATGTAAAATTATGAAAACTCGTTATGCGAAACCATTTGAATCTGTACAAGTTAAGATTCCTTACGAAACAGGTATGAGCCCTTACTCAGGATTATTAGATATGATTGAGAAGGCTGAACTTGTTAAGAAAGAAGGTAACAGTTTAGTCTATACAACACTTGATGGTGAAATCATTAAAAAGTTTCGTAAAGCATGGGAAGCAAATAGTGACGGATGCTTAGACAAAGTTATGACTGAGTATGGTCAAAAATCAACAACAAAGATAAGTACTGTAACACCTGAGGAGGAGGGTACAGAATGAGTTTAAATTTTGTTACTGAAGTATGGGACGCATTGCGAACTCATATTGATTTCAACGAACGCGGTGATGCTGCCGACACATTAATCAATTTATTAATTGATAACAATTATGAAGCAGACGAAATTAAAGATGCCTTTAAGAATGACAAAGAGGTACTTAAGGCGTTAAAAGGTTATACCGATCAACACGATGCCGAAGAGTATGAAGAATATGATGAAGACGAAGACCACGAAGAATGGGATTAAATGTCAAATTGGTACACAAGGGTATCACAAAATTTAAGTGTGATACCCGATTTTATCATTCATTTTGAGAATGAATTATTATCTGCAAAAAGTGAGGTAAAGGTATACGGTAATGTTGAAAAGAACATTGCCGCTATTCCGGGACATACCGAACATCGTTTTAATCAACTACAAGAGATAGAAGCAGTATTAAACTATCTTAATATTAAACTACGTCAAATTCGCCGTAAACACTTTCAAAAATACTTAGAAGCATACAATAGAGTATTGACAAGTCGTGATGCTGAAAAGTATGTTGATGGTGAAGATGAAGTTGTAGATTTTGAAACACTTATCAATGAAGTGGCATTACTAAGAAATAAGTGGTTGGGAATTATGAAAGGTCTTGAAGCTAAACAATGGCAGATGGGTCACATTGTAAGATTGCGTACAGCCGGCATGGAAGATATTACAATAGGATAAAAGTGACTGATGGATCAGTATCAATTAATCTCACGTTGGATACAAGGTAATATACCAGGTAAAATACTACCATGGCAGATAGATTTAGACACTACAAATATCTGCAATCAAGCCTGCTATTACTGTAACACCGAACAATTCAGAACAGAGTTGCCGGTGTATCAAACTGTGGACCAATATATCAAGTTAATTGACAGATTACATACTTGGCGTCAACACGATAGTAATGTAATTGGAACATTAAGTAATGTTATCTTCAGTGGTGGAGGTGAACCTACACTACTTCCAGGCTATGAAGATTTATTGGAAGATGTGATTGATAAAGGTTATGTTGCCGCTATGAATACAAACGGCACAAAACTACACAAGATATTAACTATTGATACTGATAAGTTAAAGCGTATGGCTTATGTAGGTCTTGATATTGACAGTGGTAATCCTGACACTTATGAGTTAATACGTAAAAGCAAAATGACAGATAGCCCTTTTGGTAGAGTCAAAGAGACTGCAAAAGAGTTAGGTAGTAAAGGTGTTCCATTAGATATAAAAGCATTATTAATGCCAGAGAACACAAGCCAATTAGAAATCAACAGTATATTTGAATACGCAAGAGATGTTAACGCACGTGCAGTGCATCTACGACCTATGGTATTGAATGGTCATAGCTTTATTATGAATGATGAAGTTGCTAGTAGGATTAAAACTGCAAGTGAATTTTATGGCATTAAGGCAGACGTATCATTAGGTAGATATGATGCAAGAGAATATAAACGTTGCCATCAGATGTTTTTGTTCCCTAGTTTTTGTGCTGACGGAAATATATATCTTTGCTGTGAATATAAAGGCCGAGAAGATACTAAATTAGGTTCTTGGATAGATGATGATTTTAGAGATATATGGTGTAGTGATAAACACAAAGAAATCTATAATAATTTTATAACAAGTTTCTGTAAACCTTGCAGACCTAACTCAACCAATAATAAAATACAATCTGCTATGAATGATTATAGTCAGGTCATTAAAGGGTTTATTTAAAAAGGTTTGTCTTTATCCCGTTGAAATACAGCATAATCTCTTAATCTATGCCAAAAGCTTTTACGCATATTGTCAGGGTATTGAGAAGTTAATAAATCATAATTATGGTTAGTAATAACCATTGACTTATAGAAAAACTTTTTCTTTTTAGCATCATTCCAACTTTGTATATCTTTACAAATTTCTACTATCTTTAATAATCTTTCAAATGGATCTTCAATATCATCATATGTTTCATCCCAAAAATCACTGAATGTTTTATATCCCAGTTCTTTTAGATATTCTAATGTTTTATATGAACCTACTAGAATAAATGGGTGCCTATGAACCATTGGTTTAAATATCTTTTCTGTATTAAAAATATCGTTGTTTTGAAAATTGGTTTCAGTAACTATACTAATTAAACTACGTTGGTAATACGGATCTACTGTACCAAATAATTTAGCCATAACATCTGGTTCCACAAACTCATCTATTTTTAAAGGCAATGTGACTTGTATTTTATCTATATCTTCTTCAGTTAATCCTAATTTATTAACTAATCTAGTATCAATAGTTCTTCTCCAAATATCATTATCATAATCCTCACCTACAGGAAAATTGGATTTATTATTCATTGTATAATAAGAATCTTCCATTAGATTATTGATATTCCATAACACAAATAAATTAACACGATGCCATCGATGAACTCTATTTAGGCATAGAAATGTTTTTTCAATTTTACTATAGTCTACGTTTTTTGGAAGAATTTTATTATTAATTTTTTTATTTTCCGTTACTAATCTACTACTCAGCCATTCAAAATATTCTATACAACATATATTGATTCCTCTACTAATTTGTTTTTTAAAACAATATTCTTTATAGTATTTTTCACCATTTGCACTACCGGTTTGTAATATTACCTTTCTTAAAGGAATATCTTTTAGTTTTAAATACTCATGGATAGTATCTATAATTTTATCATTTAATATAGATTCATGTCCCAAATCAAGAAGTAAAAATCCATTTCTACCTCTTATTCCATTAAATGTATGAATCGATATATTAGTAGTAGCTAATAAATCTATTTCTGGACGATTTATCCAATCATCAGGCTTTAATCCTAAACGAATTGGATATACGAAATAATCAAGTTCTTTTAATGATAATGACGGTACGCATTCAAACCCATCCAATGATTTAAAAAACTCGTATACTCCATTATCTATTTCTAATTTATCTAATGGTTGATTAAAATTTTGATTATTAAGCAATGGATAAGTGGGGGCGAAATAATCGAAGGCTACTAATATTCTATTCATGGTTTATATTCTTAAATTCATGCCAAAAGTTTTTACGCATGTTATTGGGATAACATTCTGTTAAGAGTTTATGATTATGATTAGTAACAATCATTGATTTATAAAAAAACTTCTTTTTTTCTGTGTCACTCCATTCATATATGGATTTACATAATTCAACTATTTTTAATAATCGTTCAGTAGGATCTTCAATATCATCATAACTCTCATCCCAAAACTCACTAAATGTTTTATATCCCATATTTTTTAAATGTTCTAATGTTTTATATGGGCCTACTAAAATAAATGGGTGTCTATGAATCATTGGTTTAAATATCTTTTCTGTATTAAAAATATCAGACACCTCAGATCCCTCAAAATTAGTTTCAGTGACCACACTTATTAAACTACTTTGATAATACGCACCAATCGATACAAACAAAGATAATAAATTTACTGGTCTAGGGTCATCAAGTGTAAGTGGCAACGTTTTTCCTATTTCATCAATGTATTCAGGTGTTGCCCCAACCCTGCACATTAAATTAGTATCTATATAATCATTAAGACTATATGTTTTAGTGTCAAGCGTATATCCGGATTTATTAGGCATTGTATAAAAACTATCTTTAATTAAATCATTTAAATTCCATAGTATAAACAGATTTTTTCTATGTTGCCGCTGTCTGTTATTTAAACATAAGAATGTTTTTTCAATTTTACTATAATCTACATTTTTTGGTAAAGGTATAAATCCTTGATTATTGATACCTACATGGTAGTGTTTACTTGTATGCCATTCAAAGTATTCAATACAAGATATATTCATTGCTTTTTCAAAAATAATTCCTTTTCTGAAACAATAATTTTTATATATTTCTATTCCATTACAATTTCCGATTTGAAATATAACCTTTCTTAATGGAATATCCTTACTTAAAATATATGAATGCACCTTATCTAATAAAGAATCTGTCATTGCCGACTCGTTACCTAAATCTAAAAATAAAAATCCATTTCTACTACGTATGCTATTAGCTACATTAATTGACATTGAGGTTGATGATAATATATCAATATCAGTATTATACGGCCATTCATATTGACCGAATCCTATTATTATAGGGTAAATAAATAAATCTTTATCTTTTAAAATGGATGATGGTACACATTCATATCTTGGTATCTTATTAAAAAACTCACAACTGGTATCGTCAACTATTAACTCTGAAAATGATTTATTAAAGTTTTGATTATTCCTTAGTGGATAATTCGGGCCCCAATAATCAAATGCTACTAGTATTCTATTCATAAATTTTATTTATGTTTGTGCAAAAGGTTGACAATAAATCGGTTTGGGTATACAATAGAGTCTTATTCAGTTGAAAGGTGCACATGGGTTCGAACAAAAGCTACGCTAATTTAGTAGCCAAAATTTGACAATAAATGGGCTTTCTGCTATAATAGAATCTTAGACAGTAAAGAAAAGGACTTGGAAATGACTACAGAATTCAAATCTTGGGAAGAGTTGACACAATTGGAACAAGCCCAATCTATATATTGGGATATGTACAAGGACGCTTATGGTGTTCGCCCTCGTGGTGTTGACACTTCAACTTGGACTTTGGAGCAGTTTGAAGCTGAGTTTGAAGGACTAGGTGTGGCTATTGAAGCCGAAGATAAGGCCCGTAAAGAGGCCGAAACAGAGGCAACTGTTGTTTTTGAGCAACGGATTCAATCGTTGATTCAACTTGGTGCTAAGGACCGTGCTACCGCTATGCGTTGGATCCACGAAGCTGAGGACACTAACGGTGATGATGAGTATTTGGCTTGGACACTTAGCTTACCCTATGGGTATTTTCGTAAGGCCGCTTAAGGCACAAAATTTGACAATAAATGGATAACGTGATACAATACTTGTATTGACACTGAAATAAAGGAAACAAATGTCTACTATTCGCATTCTCTCTGGCTCTTATCGTAAACAATCTGTAGTCAATACAGAGTTTACATTAGTTAAAGGTTTTCAGACCGGTGCTAAAGGTGGTTATGTGACTGTTAAAAATGACGGTCAATTCGCAATCAACATACCTGAAGTCAAGGTGCTTGTTGATAGTATCAATGAAATTGAATTTTTGAATGGAGAATCTATGACAGAAAATACAGTAAAATTTGCAAAAGCTGAACAAGCTAAAGAAACAGAAACAGAAGCAATGGACCGTATTGCGGCTCGTTTCGAGGTCCTCGATGAAATGTCACGTGCGGCAATCAATGGTGACATTCGTGCTATGATTGTATCAGGCCCGCCCGGTGTCGGTAAGTCATATGGTGTTGAGACACAAATGGAAAAGGCAAGTATGTTTGACAAACTTGCAGGTAAACGTGTTCGCTTTAACATTGTTAAAGGTGCGATGACTGCATTGGGTTTGTATGCTCAGTTGTACAAATATTCTGACACTAAAAACGTATTGATTTTCGATGATTGCGATAGTGTTTTTACTGATGACTTGGCATTGAACATTCTTAAGGCCGCATTAGATTCAGGTAAGACTCGTAGAATTTGCTGGAATAGTGATAGTCGTTTGTTGCGTGAAGAAGGTATCCCGAATACTTTCAACTTCAATGGTAGTGCTATCTTTATTACTAACTTGAAATTTGGCAACTTGAAATCTAAGAAATTGCAGGATCACTTAGAGGCATTGCAGTCACGTTGTCACTTTCTGGACCTGACTATTGACGGTGATCGTGACAAAATGTTGCGTATCAAGCAGGTCCATCGTGATGCTGAAGGTGGTTTGTTTAGTGATTACGATTTCACAGAAGAACAATCACAAATGGTAATTGACTTTATGTGGGACAATCATACTAAATTGCGTGAAGTGTCTTTGCGTATGTGTTTGAAGATTGCTGATTTGGTAAAGATTAGCCCTAACAATTGGAAAAATCTTGCACGTACAACGTGTATGAAATCTGCATAAACCCTGCAGTGTGCGTAGAGGCAACGTCAATAAGTCCTCTCCGATAAAGGAGCATTGCTCCTTTAGCCATTATGTTTGTAAATAATATTTGACTATGATATAATAAAGAATGGATTTTAAGACACTTGAAGATGTTGGCACCTTTATGCTTATCAATATACGATTAAGCAGGTATGACCTACAATTTGTAAATAACTTAACTAATCTAATCGGCATAAAGAATATAATCACTACTAATCAGGATGGTCTTTTTAGAAAGATTGCATTAAAATACCGTAGACAGTTTACACAACAAAAATTTGATATTGATAACTTATTGATATTACCTTGGAAATGTAATGTTATAGAAAGTTCTCCGCAGTATACAAATGCATCCATTGCTATTTTAAAAGACACTATAATTTTTAGATCACCTTTTAATAAAAACTTTTTAACTGCACTAAAAAAGAATCCAATACATTCAATGGAATGGCACAGGGACAAACGTCAATATGAAATTGAGTACGGACCAACAACATTAAAAATGCTAATTACATTAAGTGCGGATTACTTTGAAGTGATAGACTATTGTCCGACTACTAAAGATATTATTAACAGTCTTAGCGAATATGAATCAGTTAAATATTGGGAGCCGACACTTGTATATAACAATGGTTACTTCTATGTAGCCGCACTCAATGAAGTATTGTACGACATTATTAAAGATATACCACTAACCAACGATTTAGTAATGATAGCGGATTATGTTCAATATGGAATTGCCATCAGTGATTCTGTTATAGAATATTTCTCTACTATCGAAGATCCACGCAAAGTAAACCTTGCTGTTAATTTTCAAAGTGACTTTGAAATCAAAGAATTAGAAACTGCCATTAAATGGTTAAGTGAATTGGGATGTGATGGTATATCCGAATCTTCAAGGCTAAGTTCTAATTTCAAGCAATTATTCTTATTAGGAGAATATTCGGAAAATCTATTAAATCAATTAGAAATTGATATCATAAGAGACCACTCTAACTTGAAATCATATGAGAAACCTGTTATGCTACATTATAGAAATTACGGAGCAATGGATTTTCCTACAACTCTATTTAAAACTATAAAATGTGTAAATTCAGAACCTGTAAATTTAGGAATTAAATGAAACAATGTAAGATAATCGTTAAAGATGAAGTTAACGTAAAGATAGAAGGCCTTGAACTTGCAGAGCGTAAAGCACTGATGAAAATGTTTGAGTACGAAGTACCCGGAGCACGTTATCTACCCGCAGTACGACTGGGTAGATGGAACGGTAAGGTAAGTTATTTCAGTTTAGCAGGAAGTACTTACATTAATTTGTTAGAAGAAATACTTCCTGTATTAGATAGAGCAGGATATGATATTGAGTTGGATGATACAAGGGATTATACCACAACCTTTGAATTTGCTGAAGTGTCTGAGTCAACGTTTGCTCATAAGAACTGGCCTAAAGGTCATCCCAAAGAAGGTACACCTGTAGAATTACGTGACTATCAAATTAGTATCGTTAATAACTTTTTAAAGAATCCACAATCATTGCAAGAAATTGCAACAGGCGCGGGTAAAACATTGATGACTGCCGCACTAAGTTATAGCATAGAACAATATGGACGTAGTATCGTTATCGTTCCAAACAAAAGTCTAGTAACACAAACAGAAGCAGATTACATTAATCTTGGATTAGATGTTGGCGTATACTTTGGTGATCGTAAAGAATACAATAAAACACACACTATCTGTACTTGGCAGAGCCTTAACAATATGCTTAAGAAAACAAAAGCCGGAGAAGCTGAAGTAAATATCAGTGACTTCATTGAAGGTGTTGTTTGTGTAATGGTTGATGAAGTGCATATGGCCAAAGCAGACGCATTAAAAACATTACTTACAGGTGTGTTTGCTAAAGTTCCCATTCGGTGGGGGCTAACAGGTACTATCCCTAAAGCTAAGTTTGAAGCACAATCGTTGTTTGTTAGTTTAGGCCCTGTAATCAGTAAATTAAGTGCAAGTGAATTGCAGGATCAAGGTGTGTTAGCACAATGTCACGTTAATATTGTACAACTGAAAGACGATGTAGAGTTCACTAATTACCAAAGTGAGTTGAAACATTTATTAGAAGATACACACAGACTGGATGCTATTGCTGAATTGATACTAAAGATTAAAGAGAGTGGTAATGTCTTGGTCCTAGTTGATAGAGTTAATGCAGGTAAAGAAATTATTAGTAGGTTACCGGACAGTGTGTTCGTCAGTGGTGCTACTAATATGGTTGATAGGAAAGAAGAATATGATGAAATTGCAACCAGCACAAATAAAATCATTGTTGCTACTTATGGTGTCGCCGCTGTTGGTATCAACATACCTCGTATTTTTAATCTGGTTCTCATTGAACCTGGAAAATCCTTTGTCCGTGTTATCCAAAGCATCGGTCGAGGCATTCGTAAAGCAGAAGATAAAGACTTTGTACAAATCTGGGACATAACCAGTAGTTGTAAGTTTGCCAAACGTCACTTGACCCAACGTAAAGCTTTTTACCGTGAAGCCAATTACCCTTTTGACTTAGAAAAGTTGACATACAGATAAGAAAGTGTTACAATAATAACATGCGAATATTAACCTTAGACAACGAATTCTATAACTTAGAAACACTTCCCGAAGAGATTGATGACCTGCGGTTTGCTATACTAGATAACAGTAACCCAAGTAATGTAGATTATCATTATATACCACTAATCTTTTTAGAGAGTTTTAACAGCCCTGCTCTTGTATTGAAGATTGGCAACAGTACAATTAAGATGCCAATTGATTGGCAAATACTAATTGGTGAACAAGAACATGGAGACTTAGAAACATTGCCTCTTACAAGTATCAATGACAGAGGCTTCAATGCGTTTGAGTTTAATCCACTTAGTTCATTCAGTCCGAGTTTTGTATCTATTGAGATTATAGACATCTATCACGATGTAACTTGGTATGCACCACGATTAAAGAACGGACAATTCTTATGCGTACCGTTAGATGATGGACCTAAACCTAGATGTGTGTATTTTGTAAAAGAGATTAGTCGTAACTGTGAGATTGTAGATTATAGTCAGGCATTCTAATGGCAACAAAGAAAATAGCAATACCTCAAGATGAGAAATTAGAGAATCAAGACTTTAACTTGTTTGAAGCTATTGCGGCACTAGACAAGAAGGACTATGGTTATTATGATAGACTTACGCCCGAGCAACAACGTAAGTTTGTTCCGTTTATGTTAA